TTACTGTATTGCTTTCTCGGCAAATTCTGTGGTCACAAGATCTTTGTAAGATGCACGTTCAGTCAGTTCACCTGCATCTTCCAGAATATCCTGTAGCAGATCAAAGCTGTCTTCTTCAAAGACCAGATCTGCTTTCCAGGTATCCTGCTCATAATATCTGGTCACAATCTTTGTAATTGTCTCCAAATCCGTCTCATCAAACTGTGGTGCGATCACCTTTGCAATCTCTTCCGGTGAATGAGCCTGCACATAATCCATGCCCTTTTGAAGTGCATTTACAAACCCCTGAATCACTTCCGGATTCTGATCCAAATAGCTCTTCTTCGCTGAAAATGCAGTGTATGGTACATAGCCGCTATCCGTACCAAGTGATGCTACTACATAGCCCTTGCCCTCCGTCTCCAATGCAGTCGCACTTGGTTCAAATTCCACCGTATAATCATATTTTGACTGATCCCCCGCAAATGCTGCTGCAGTAGATCCAAAATCGATGCTCTGATCAATATTTACTTCCGATGGTTCAATGCCATTCTGACGCAGAATATACTCAAATACCATCTCCGGCATACCACCTTTTCTTCCGCCGATTACATCCTTACCTTTCAGGTCTTCCCATTTAAAATCTGGTTCATTGTCTCGTGCCACAAGGAAATTACCGGCCCGCTGGGTAAGCTGTGCAAAATTCACCACATAATCTTTCGCACCCTCATTGTAGGTATAAATGGACGCCTCCGAACCCATAAAACCGATATCCGCTTCCCCGGAGATTACTGCAGTCATCGTCTTGTCAGCTCCAAACGGGGTTAACCAGTTAGGCATAGACTTTTATATAATAATAGCCTGATAACCTTTAGATTTTAACTCGCTCACCAGCTTCTCCGCGTTCGTTTTCGACTTAAATGCACCAACCTGAACCCGGTAAATCTTACCTGCAGTCTCCGTCTTGGTAGATGTAGACATGCTCACCGCCGATACCCCGAACGCCTGCAGGATGCCCCTGGCGATATCGTCCATCCGGCTGTTGAAGATCTTGACATCCGTGGCACTCGTAATGAATCCACATTCCATCAGCCGGTACGGATAGCCTTTTGCGGCTGCACGTTTCGGATTTGCCAGATCCGTCCTGCCTACAACGATCTGAGATCTACCTGGAAAGATACCGGAGATCATTTTCGCCAGAGCGTTATCATACTGATCAGCTTTATACTTTCCATTGATAATTACGTGTCCGCCCCTTGCAGATGCTGATGCACTGTCCATGTGAAGCTCAATGATCTGGTAATCCTTTGGAATACTAAGTTTGCTGATACCATTATCTGCATACCAGTTCCGGCTCGTATCTGCAATTGTGACATTACTTCCGCCCAGTGCACCGATACGAGATGCCAGGGCTCTCACTCTCTCTGCTTCCGTATATCCATTTCCGGTCGCTCCCGGATCACCGGCACCATGACCGGCTATGATAAATAGATGCATGCTTCGCTCCTTTCAAAAAAGAGGACGATTACTCGCCCTCTACTTACACTGCTGTTTATACAACTGATTTACTCCGGTCGCTGCCAACCCACTCGCCATTCCGACCGCAATTGCATTAATCACATCTCCGGCCGGAAAATCCGGCATTGTGTAGAGTCCGGCAATGCCCAGAGCTCCGCCACATACAGCCATGATGACCGGAATCCATTTGTCCGGAATTTTCTCATAAGCCTTACAGCCAAGTCCAATCACATAGCAGATTGCTACGATTCCAACTACTGTTCCTAATGTTGTAATATCCATATTATCTAATCCTCCTGATCATGCGCTTGCTTATTTATATGCTTCTCAATCTTGTCTATTGCCTCAGTTACTGGGCCATTGCACCCCTGCTCCTTAAGTCCTTTCAAGCAAGCGAGAATTCCATAAGTCAGCAAGCATTGTTCTGACTTTACTCTTTCAATTTCTACGTCCTGCTGATTTTGCTTTAAGTACCACTTGTACACCGCAAAAATAGCAGAAAAAATAACCACTACGGCTGTCAAAAGACTTCCGGCCATAATGATTGTGTTTACGTCTACATACACTCTATGTACCTCGATTCTTGAATTTTATATATAAAAATAAGACCTCTCGGTCTTGCTCGTATCTCCATGTATTCACCTCTGTTAGTTCGCTAAAGCCACATTTAGCGAATTTCTTCATCGCCAATATCCATCAGATCATTATACTGTTCCTCAGTAATCCTGCCCGTGGCGAAGAAAATGTCAATCTTATTCTTTAGATCTTCTGTCAGACCGTTTCTTTCTTTAAGTTTCAATAATGTTCTATATAACATAATCATACCTCCAATTCTGTAAGTGCTACTGCGTACTCGCTGTTCACATAGGCTTCTGCGCTCTGGATGTCAATATCCTGCGCCTTAGCATCCATGTCGTAGATGTAGTCTCTAGTGTCTCCTAGCTGCTGTTTTACATAGTTCCATCCATTAGCCATGCTAATCGGGTAGTTAAATACTGTATATCCGTCTAACTGGTCGGATGTGACGGAGATGTTGGTTACTGGGTAGTTGGTGACAAGGGTTCGCAATTTAGCTTGTATATCCCCCGGAAGAGGCTCAAATATAGCATCTTGCAATCTGATATACATATGTACATCTATGGCTTTAGCAATTAATTCAGATTGTGAATAACCAATAAAACCCAATCTAAAGAACACGATATTATTGGAATTTATATTATTTTGGCAAAGATCGGTCTGTGTAAAATTAGATATATAAGTAAGTATTCTGGCTGTTCCTACAGGTTGCTCATTGTAATATGTAGCATCAGATACGCCTTCTACTTTATTCCATCCAGGATACTCCTCGCTGTTATTCATAGTTTTTGTATTCGTATGGATTTCTCGGATATTTCTTTCGATACCAAATACACCGTCTTTTTCCACAACTCTATCCGCAATATACTGCTGACCATTAATTGTCACATTGCCGCCAGATGCTACTGGGATGGCGTTGAGAGTGTAGGGGAGCTGGACGGATTGCTCGGTGTATGGCTCGTAAGAGGTGGCTTCCGAACCTTTTTCGATTTGAATTGTATCGTATACACCAGACGGGGCTGATACTCTAATATATTCTGCATCTGTTATATTAAATGTATTTATGCTATGTTTGTTTCCGTCTGAAAGAACGACGTTTTTTATCCACTTTTTTCTGCATCATAAAATCCAATTCTATATGCAAAGGCATATTCTAATGCCAAACTGAAATTACGTGCTATAACAGTAATATCTTTTCCATTTGTTTTTATAAAATCTGTTGTGGCGATATCTGATTTTTCACTTGCTGTTATTGAGCCATTAAGGTTACTTATATATCCTCCTGCTATTGGATTCCACAGATTCTTCCCACATACCTTAACCACCGGTTTCACCACTCTTTTTATCTCCTGCGGATAATCTGGGTTCGGGGATGGCTTTCCACCAGTATAAGGCTCGTAAGATTCATCTATACTAGATGCTAATTGAATCATAGGATAGATTGTTTCATCTACTGTTAAACCTTCCTGTATTGCAATATAACAATAGATTTCATTGTGCCCTTCTGTGATCGTGAATGTTCCTTCGTTTTTTGCAGAAATTACACCATTGTTCACAGTTACATTGCACCCGCTTCTCCCTTTTGTAACTAGCTTATACGTTCCGCTTGCAAGTGTTAAACGTTTGCCGTCACGATTCGAATATAAATTGTAATAAGCTGTCCCTGTGGCAGTTCCACTAACATTAATACTTCCGTCCTTGTTATCCGTGAACGTTATGCCTAGAGACGTTTTATCTGCTTCTACATACGGATATTTCAATAAATTCTTACCTTTGGTTTGATTCTGGTTACTATTTCCACAAATCATCATATCCTGTATTTTTCCGTTATCGGAATCAACCAGATGATTTTCGCCTTGATTCGATGCATAAAATTTGGTGATTTTCTTATCTTTTAAGTCAGCTATATCTTCATTTAGCGAACTAATGTCGGCTTTATTCTTCGCAATCTGCTCAACATTTGCCTGTATTTGCTCGGCTGATCCGATTTGCTCTTTCAACGATGCGTCTACTGCATTCGCCTGTTTTACCGTGGCGTCTAACGCTAACTGCTTCTCTCCAGCGGAATTGATGGAACTGTCTAGCTCCATCTTTGTTTCGCCGGCTTCTTCTGTTGATGCTACCAGTTCTTTCTTCTTTTCCTCTGCACCGTCGATCATACCAGAGAGCTCAGACTTCTCCGTATTGGCATTTTCAATGTCTTCCGAGATACCATCTGTTACACGCTTGATCTCTGCCAGTGTTGTCTCTGCTTTCTCAGCGCTTCCCTTGGCGCTCTGCTCTGCCATCTCCGCCCGATCAGCTGATGCATTAACAGCTTCAACAGTTTCGTGAAATATATTCGGCTCCGGAAGAGGTTCTTCGCTCGGCTCTTCCGGTTTGGGTCTTGATTTCACATGCAAAATAATTTGATGCTCTGTATTACCGGATGCATCATCGGTAACATATATCCAAGCGTAGATTAGATAATTTTGCGTACAGTTTTCATTTTTCAAGAAGCTGTCTGGAACTTTAACCTCTGTCACACCATCTACTGTAGTGCCGATTCTTGTAAGTGTATCTCCGCCTTTGTCCCTCAATGAGAACTGAACTTCTACAGCTTTCGGCAGATCTACACCTGTGATCCTGAGTATCTGGCCATAATCATGCTGCCAGATGCCCGTGTATATCTCCTTGCAGATGGAATCCAACCTACAATCAATAATATTGTCCATCGCGACGCTCCTTAATTTTCTACGATGACCTCATCGTAACCATCGGTTTTTAAAATAGTGTCAACATTATCTTTCCATCTCTTGTATAATCGCGTCTTTACAAAATATGCACGGTATTTCTTCTGTCCTGCCTCAATGCTTTTGTCAGCCTCTTCTATAATTCTTCTTGCAATAAATGTAGTCATATCATTCATCCTTTCTTTTCCTTTCTTATTTTGTATCCGTATTTTCTGTATTAGTTTCTTCTGTGCCATCGCCGAGCAGTGCCGGCAGCACGTCTGTGAGGATACTGTCTACGGTGGCGATAAGCTCTGCATTTTCAGCCTCACGGCTTTTATTGGCTTCTGTAAGATTATCCACATGCTCTTCCAGTGCATCAATACGATCCATTGGTGATTCTTTTTCCTTATACAGAACAACGCCAAGAATCCCACCGGTATATTTCACCAGTGCATTTAAGTTTGTGTAGTTCTCATACTCTGCAACGGCGGATTCCCTTTCCGTTATGATTATCTTTTTGGTTCGAAATTCGTCCTGGAATGTATTTCGGAGCTCATCCTCCGTGACAGAGATGGTTTTGATCAACAGCGATCCATCTGTTCGGATGGTTGCTGACTGGATGGTCATTTCTGACGCATCATTGAATGTAATTTTCATGGATATCCCTCCTTTCAAAAAATGACACCCGATAAAGGTGTCATATTGATAAGTTACTGTAAAAAATAAAGATTTGTCCAACAAGCTTACTGAATTAAATGGCAATAGCTTTATAAGAACGGAAGTTATATCTGTAACAGTTAATGTTCCAGCGGCTAAAACAGCTGGCGTGTTCAGTACACCGATACCGCCTGATGGATTCGAGCTGGTTGCTGCCATCCCCACGAATGCTAGCGGTTCTTCATGCACTTGGGCGACATGTAAAGCACAATCTGACGGGACTGTATATGTTGCAATGAGGAACTGGACGACATCAGCTGCTAATATTCATCCGGAGTACACAGCGGTCTATCTTAAAAAATAGACCCATCATTCATACACATATACAATTCTGTAATTGATACGGATATTTCCAGATACTGGCGAACTGAAATATTGGTATATAGATCCTTGCCAGTTTTCCGGTGCGTAGAATTGTACGGCTTGGCTTACATCATCTCCGTTAAATGTGGAGACGCTGAGCCGAGTTGTATCGACTGTTACGCCAAATAAGTTTTTTAACTGCTCGTCAGAAAATAATGCAATGTAGTTTTTACCTACTCCGGTTTTAATCACAGAGCCGGATATAACTTTGACTTTTCCGTCAAGTAATGTATACACCTGATAATCTCTTTGATTTTCTATAAGCTTTCCAGATTTGCCATTTAATTCAGCAACTTTATCGGACAAATCTTTATTTGACTGAGCGATCTCTTTCTGCAGAGTTGCTTGATTCTTAAGTATATTGAACAGCGGTTCTACTTCCACAATATTCAAACCAGTCAGTTTTACGCGATACAACTTCATCTCGTGCAGTATAGCTCCCGATCGTATATCTCCAGTCGTCACGCTCGGATCCACCGCTTCTCCTGATGACGGCGTTCCCTTAATCACTGCATACTCCGTAGATTCCTCTTCCGAAACCTCATCCTTTTTATATCTCCGGACGATAATATCATTCCGATTCATACCCTGAGTTCCATTATCAATAGTCACATCTGTATATCCGCTTGCCGGAATTACATCTCGGCGTCCCTGTATGCAATACACAGCATCGAAAATTCGGATGCTGTTATTCGTCAGTACCTGTGCTTCGGATTCCCGACCACCTTCCAACACATAATCATCAGGTCCGAATGTCGCCTGATGCGCAAGCCCTAACTGTGCTTCCGTAATATGCGGACCGCCCGCATAACCATCCATCAATGTTGTTTGCACAAATTCTGCCATTAGTCCTCTCCTTTCAACTTATACGTAATAGTAGCACGGCCTTTTCCATTCACGTTCACAATCTTTCGCACTACCGGCGCTGTCATGCGAATATTAGTGATTCGCTCTCTTCCGCCTACCACATCTCCGAGTTCCAGATCTATGTCCGACGACACAGATATCTTCAATTGCTTATAATCCCTTAACTCTTCTAGCTTATCCCTGCCTTCTTCTTCCAATTCATCCAACGATTCAACCGTAGTATTCTCATAATATGATTCAATCAAATCTTTTCCATAATAATACTGCGTTTTTCTAGTGCTTCCGTCCGGCCACGCATACAGGTCTACCTGCTGACGTTCTTCGAGCTCCCCTTGTCCCAGGCAAATCAGATGATTGATTCCGTTTTTATAATCCAATATGTCAAGCTTTACACTTCCGTCTTCATTCAATTCTACATTCTGAGAATGATCCGTGATAGGAACTGCGCGCAACTGGACATATCCCTTGCTATTCGCTGAACCTTGCCTATACTTGATTTCCAATCGTGCATCCTGCTGTTCAAGTGCCTGATCGAATGCATCTAACAACATCGCCTGCAGTGGCACCTGAAAATTATCCAGAATAATTCCACTGTTTTCTCCTGACACCTCAAATAATTCTGTCATTCCAAGCTTTGAAATATACGTAGATAAAACCGTATTGGCTTCGCCATTCAGATACACATACGTGTTCTTTTCTGGACTTATTGCTCGTTGATTCAATAGTCCTCTCCAACTCATTCCAGTAAGCTTAACAATCTTATCGCCAGTTACTGGGTGCGGACTTCTGATAAGACCTCCATATTCTGTTTGCGGGCAGAAGAATCTGCAGTTCTTACCATGCTTATCTGAATCGTATAATGATTCCTGGATTTTAATTTCAAAATCGTTATCCGTGCCAAGAACAAATTCAACGCCACTATGCTCCAGCGGTCCCTTTTCCTGCCCGTTTATGTCTGTGAGTGTAAAGTCCATCTCGGAGTCCCCCTTTCATTAAAAAGGATAATATCAAAGCCAAATGCTCCATTCCAGGAAACAATACTGAGCCCGGCTGGAATTTTCTCCCAGATTGAACTCTCGTTATTCTTGCTGTTAAACAGGTTTTCCTCTGTTCCATCCGCTTTTACCTTAATGATTTTTCTATCTTTGGCATATCTTGTGCTGGAATCAATAACCGCATATTCTCCATCGTACAATGTTGTTCGCAGTTCATACACATGTCCGGCAATCCGAATCAATGGGTTAATGCATGGACCATAGATGATCATTTTGAACCCCGAAGCGGTATAGTTATTGTTATTAATGTACTGCAGGTTTCTGACCTTTGAAACCTCGTAAGGCACATCATAAGGAAATTCCAGCCATTCCAATGCTTCAGAGCTTTCACTGCCTTGCTTGTGGAATCGGAATTCTTCCTCCGTAATCCAATATGGATAATCTGTTATAACTTCCAATTCATTGCTGATCCGATCCAGATCTGCAATCCATCTGTCTTTTGCTGTTCCGCGAATCCAGCATTTCATATAGCTGTTTCCAACATATAACTTTCCTGCCGTAGTGGCTATGATATCCTTTTCCGTTACACTTTCAAGATTATCAATTGCCTGTGGCAATGTGATAAGACCAGTCTTCGCTATTTCGATATTTAGTTTCTTAGAAGTGATTTTCTTCTCGAATCCCTGAATATGATCATCGTCCTCGATTTCATCATAGGATCCATCAAATACATCTCCGCCAGTAACCATATATGGCCACTGGCAGAAATCAATTTTCTCGGAGTTCTGCGCTCCGATATAATAAATATCATACATAATCTTTCACATCCTCTATTAATCTTGCAAACACACGCTCATCGCATTTAAATCCAATATTTGATTTTGTTAATGCTCTTGCCGTGGCTTCACCAAGTTTTTCATAATCAATGCCAGAATCCCGTCCTTGCACAGTGACATTGATTCCTGGCGCATTGCGTTCGGCCATTCCAACCATGCTTTCCAATCCTCCATAAGATCTGAGCAGATTCGCCTCTTCTTTGGTAAGCACCCACTCTCCCTCATCCAGAAACGCTGGAAACATATCTCTTGGCACATAATCTAGTCCAACCTTCAATCGTCTCATCTTCGGCAAGCTAAAACTCTTACCTCCTGCAATCGGCACCCAGTCCGGAACAGATATACTTCCGATACTACTTACAAGACTGTTCCATCCATCTACAATGGCATTCATTGGAGCCTTGAAAATTGTAGCCAGTCCGGATATTGCATTTGAAAAGATATTCTTCACATTCTGCCATGCAGCACGCCAGTTTCCTGTAAATACATTCTTGATAAAATCAATCAAATTACGAAAGATATTACTTATATTTCCAATAATACTCGTAACACTAGACAATACTGATGAAAGCACACCAGAGAACACGCTTCCCATAATGCGAAGCTGTGGAATAAGGTTTGATGCAATGATCTGGATCAGTGGAACAATCGCGTTTACCAGCGGTGTGATTCCCTGAGCAATCAGATCAACAATCGGCGTGAGTAAGCTAATAAACAGATCTAAGATTGGTTGTAACACGCTTATTACTGCTTCGAATATAGGCATTAATGCAGACACCAATTCAATAAGCGGCGGTAATAATGCGCTTATGATCTCCACCAACGGTGGAAGTAGCATATTCAGCAGATCTGTTATGACCGGAAGAACTTCTCCAACCAGTTGTGCCGCTAATGGAAGTATTTCATTGACCGCATCCAACAATACTGGAAAAATCTCGTTAGCCAGATCCATCAATGGCTCTCCGATTTCTGCCAGAGAATCCATTAACACTGGAAGGATCTCTTCAATAGCTGGCTGTAATGCCTCTATCACATCCGACACGGCATCCACTATTGGCGGCAACGCCGATTCCAACATAGGAAGCGTATCATCAATAATCTCCGCCAGAAGCGGTATTAACTGCTCTCCTAATGGAACAATCAATACCTCTAAGCTTCTTTTGAGACCTTCAAATACAGAGCCGATATCATCGTATTTGATATCTTTGATCTGCTGCATTGCGCCTGCAGTGTCGTAAGCTCCGTCCTCGATACTCGCTAATGCTGTTACAGCTTCTGGTCCTAAATCTTCCCACATGGTACCAAATAGATCGACACCGGCTGTGTTCTGCTCCAACGGATCCTCCATAGCAGCAAGTGCTGCAATCGTCTCCTGGAATGCTTCTTTCGCAGTATCACCGCCAGCAGAGAATTTTGCCGCCATCTCATCAGCATTCAAGCCAATGCGCTTAAATCCATCAACGGTGGTATCTGATCCATCGATTGCCCGAATAGAGAACTCTTTTACTGCATCACCAACCTTATCCAGATTGAAAGCTCCGGATTCTGCGCCCTTCTGGAGAATCTTAAACATATCATCGGCATCCAGTCCGACTTTCGCGAACTGTACCGAATACTCTGAGATGCTATCAAGAAGTTCTCCAGAATAATCGAGTCCGTTCTGAGCGCCTGCTGCAATGAGGTTCATTGCCTCTTCGCCAGAGATACCGAAGTTATCCACCATAGCCTTAGCGGCTCTTGTGGATTCTGGTATTTCATAGCCGAAAGTATCGCGCAGTGCAAATGCCGATTCAGTTACCGTCTGCAAAGCAGTATCATCAAGATCGCCCAAATTCTGAGTGATTGATGCCATCGCTTCGCCGATATCTTCGAAGGAGTCGCCATAGTTATTGGTGTAGATATCCTCCATAACCTTCTTGTACCGTTCTGTTTCATCGGTACTTTTTCCGGTACTGGCAATGTACTGATTCATTGCCTGGTCGATATCATTTGCGCTTTTTACAGCAGCAGTACCAACTCCTACGATTGCAGCGCCCGCAGCCAGCATACCCGCTCCGATAGCTTTAGCTGTTCCAGAAGCTATTGTCGTCAGCTTTGATCCATGCGATTTGGCGGACTCCTCGCGGTTGGAATACGAATCATCATCATTCTGCTCCTGTTTATCATTTTCCTCTTCATTCTTTTTAGTAACGTCCTCTTTAACAGATTTCTTTACCTCAGCACTTTCCTTCTCTGCCTCTTCTGATTTCTTTGCTGTCTTCTTGGCTGATTTTTCAATTTTCTTTCCGGCTTCATTCAGATCTGACTCCAGATTACTGTCATCAGCAGTTAATTCATAAGTAACCTCTCCGCCGCTGCTCTTACTCACATATGCCACCTGCCTTTATTATCTCGCCGGCACAGTGGCACAATATGGCTGTTATAGTCTTATTTCAAATTCCTTTCTGCAGTCTGGATTTTTACATTTAAAAAAGAGCCCTCTGCAACTGGCTCCTGTCTCATAAAAAATGTTCTGCTTATGTCCGCAATGCGGACACTCTACTTTTTTTATCTTCTTTCCGTCTGCTATCATCTCTTTGCCATTCCCTCCAATGTATGGAACAATAGATCTAATCCAGACTGTCCTCCTCCGCCTTGCACCGGAAGAGCATAATAAGATTTCATCTCATTAATTTCCTGTATCTCTTTTGAATTCTTACCGTTGTATTCCGGAACCGGCATCTGCCTGATCCGCATAATCTGTTTGATTTTTGTATCCGCCGGCAATCCATTGAACAGATACAAGAACTTTTTCCAGGGTAATTTCCCCTGCTCGTCAATCAGATCGATCTGGTACGCCTGCATGAACGAAGCGTAGATATAATCTCCATCCCGTTCGAAATCTAATACCGGAACTGGACTCTTCTTAATCTGTGGACGCTTTTCCACTTCAATATATCTGCTTGTGATATCCTGCATGAGCTTCAACTGTTCTACTGGCTTCAATAACCTGAGATTCCACCTGTTTCGAATCAACATGCTCAACGCCTGTTGAATCTTTTCGTAATCCGTCAGCAATTCCTCTTTGTATAGCCTCTGTACTTCAAGGACAACATCGAAAGCCGGGTTGATGTCAAATCTCCCTTTGTCTGTGCAAATACGATAGGACGGAAGCTCTGTCAAGACTCCCATTACCAGAATCTCCGTCTCTTTTTCGCACGATTATACTGACTCACCAATGCTTTCTTATTCTCCGCCTTGATTTCAGTAAGCCTTGGAATAACAACTCCTGTAATAAATGGGATGACTTCCTTTGCCATCTCGATATAATGGTCTTTGTAGAACTGCTGAATAGTCTCTGTCCCATCTGCTCCAAATACAGCTTCAAACATGTCTATTTCTGCTCTTCCAAGCATCTCGACCGCATCACTTAACTGTTCGTTGCTGGCTTCTTTTCTTTTGATTTCCTGCACATCCGAAAGCGCTCTGACCAGTGCCGTGTATTTCCGATTGATCTTTGCGACCATATCATCTGCATCCAAGGATACTTTTAATGTGTGCTGCACAACGCCGTTTTCATCTACCAGTTCGAAGTCTTCCTCAAATCTTTTGTTTCGTTTTGCCTGATATGCCATAATCTTTACCTCCTAAAAAGGGAGAGCCGTGCCCTCCCTACACTGTTGTACCGATTGACGGACGTCCATTACCATGAATGGTCACAGTCAGTGAATTGATATTATTCGCATCCCCATAAGCCGGCGTAATGTTCGCCAGTGTAATCGGCCAAATAATTATCTTTTTGCCTTTCTGCAGCTTCATATGTGTCTTTCTCTTCTCGCCAAGTCCGTACATCACATCATCACTTAAAATATAATCACACGCATCATCACCTGGCTTCACTGAGCCTGTCAGCGTTAATGTAAGCTGTGCACCTGTTACCTCACTGGATCCCCAGCCTTTATCGGCGTAATAAGTAAGCTGTTGAATGACCTCATTTAAGCTCTGCGCCATATTTGTTGTCAAATTCGCAAGCGACGCCCAAGTAGGCTGCCCTTCTGCCGGAGACGTGTTGATGAATGCCTCTGTCTCATAGTTGATTTCCGGAGTAATCGGATTACTTGGAAGATCTGGTTCAGCAAACAGCTGTAAATCCATATATTTCATAGTACCACCCTTTCTTAACAATATATCTTACAGTTCAAGATGCAGGAGTAATGATATACTCCGTCTTCATCTCTCCCTATTTTACTTGGTTCCTTTGCTACTGTTGTATCTAACCAGGAGAATGTCTTTCCTTGCGGATACTTCTTTAATCCCTGCAGATATCCAGCAATCACACACAGTTGTTCCAGGCAACGTTTCTGATCAGCGTGCCGGCACAGTAACAATACCGGAATCGTCTTGACTTCCTGCTTATTGTAACTGGTCGATTCTGTGAAGCCTTCTCCCAGTTCGGCATAGATGCCGCCTCCTGCCGGAAGCTCTTCCAGTGAAATTTCTGCGTCAAGACTGCAGTTCTTTTCTGCTGTATCTGCAATTAGTTCTAATAATTCTGTCAGCATCACCTAAGCCTCCTCTTCAACGCTGCTTGATATACCTGCTTCCATTCAGCACCGTATACTTCTCTGGCGTACTTCGCCCATTCCTCGTGCGCAAGGGCAGAGGTAAATGAGATTTTTTTCGGCCCATATCGTCTTTCTGTTGGATTGCCATACATCACATCTCCGTTCCAGAGATATTGAGCATACGGTGTGTTCCAACGCATGGTATATTTACCATCCACTGCCTTTGTATCACTACCAGACAAACCGTTGCTCTCTAATGTTCCCTGATCATGAGGTACATGCTTGGATGCATCCTGCAGTGCCTGATTCCCCATATCTGTCAGTGCATCATTACTTGCCGCCTTAATCATTGCCACTGCTCGTGATGTATGTAGCGTAACACGAGTGTTAATTTTTGCCATATCTCACCATTCCTATTTCATAATGATGTAGCTTCGAGTTATCATACAGAGGCTCTACCGTCTTAATCTGATGCTTCTGTCCGTTAAAATCAATAATCTGATCAACCTCAAAAGAAACATCAGAAGGCCTACTGTTGCGACAGTCATAGAAAAGCGTAGCAGCCAACTGTACCTCTGCGTTATTCTTATCACGAATAATCTGCTTGGAAGGCTCTATTCTGATATTGGATAATGTCTGTCCGGTATCCAACTTCTCGCTTCCCCATTTATCTGTACTGATTTTCTTATACAGCGTAACTGTATGGATCAACAATTTCTTTGAAATCGGTTTCATCAATATCTACCTCCCCGATAAGTCAACCCAGTTGGCCAGAGTATTCTCTCCGCTCTTGGCGAAAATATCGACTGTTCCGTTGATCCGGAACCGGAAGATGCTCCAGAGTACGAAAACTTGCCAAGCGTTGCTCCTGACATTCCATTCCCCATATCCATCTCAGCGCCACCGTTAGCGTCCAGATATTCTACCTGCGCGCACACAGCATTCTTCACAAGCTTCTGCGTGTTTTCCGGCATCATAGCAAAGCCTTCCTCCGTAAGCCTGTACAATGTCATCTCTTCGATGATTTCTCCAGCGCGTTGGCACAAAGCCGGGAAGTCGGTATCATCTACCGGCTCCCCCCTGAACATATCATGGTAATATACCTCATCTACATACATTCGGCTCAGCTCCTTACACCTCTGTCCTCTTAACATACACAGTCTGTGGCTTAGAAATCTTCATACCAAAGATTTTACGTCCCTGCACAGCAGAGGCACCGATATATTTACCGGATCCGGCAAGATCCTGAGAATGAACTTCAACTCCCCATTCCTGCACGCGATGACACCAATTTGGATGTCCTGCAATGAACTCAGTTGTGGTTTTCTTAGAAGTTACAATCTCCGTATTTTCAAACATCGTATTTCCTGATTCAAATACCGCAAATCCCGCAACTGATCCAACTGCTCCGGCGTTTTTAAGCTGCTGTGAAAGATCTCCCTGACGGATGAAATGATCATCCATCATCAGCGTTGCCATGAACTCCGGAGAACAAATCAGCCAACGTCCCTCTGTCGGAACTCCAGTTCTTCCAAGATAGGTCTTAGCATCCAAAATATTCTTATATGCTGTTGAGTCGGTGCTTGCCGTTTTAGTTGCGCACACTTTGATTCCGGAAGTAGTTTCCAGCAGATTAATCGATTTCTTGTCCATATCAAGCGCAAGCGAATAACCGGCGGAATCAAGCCGATCAGCAATCAGATTATCTGGAACAGATACAGCGTCATATCCATCAATCAGCTCATTAACCGCCATATCCTGGTTAATATCCAGATCCATGTAAGTTGTGGAACCTGTCTCCAAGTCAACACCTGTAGCCTTGTTATACGCTTTTACAGTTACTTCGGTATCTCTAACTGGAATCTTGACTTTTCCAGCCTTTGGATTTCCTTCGTAGTTTGTGTTGAAAATATAATTATCTCTTGTAACAAGAGTCTGTCTGAGCTTTTTGTCCACGAGAGAGGACCAGCGTTCTTGGTGCGCGTGCGCAAAAAGCTGTAAATACATCAAATACTTCATAACTTATCACTCCTTAATCATTTTTTAATCCTGGGTTTCTTGCATAAAATGCAGCCTCCACGCCTGATGTCTTCTGTCTGCGTCCATTCTGTCTCTGCCCCCAGGACTTACTTTTTGTTTCTTCTTCATCATCTTCCTCTTTGGAAGACTCCTTAAACTGTGGGTATTTCTTTAACACCTCATCAATAGCGTCCTCGATGTCCATATCCTCGTTTTTAGCCATGTGCACTCTGGCCAGCGCAAGAACATCGTCCACACAAGACTTGTCCACATCATGTTCTAAACATGTCCATTTCATCTCCATTTCATCTGCCTTGGCAGCCTTATCACGGAGCTCCTGTGTATCGGCATCGTCATCCTTGTTGCTATCCTCTCCGGTTTTAACCTTGCCGTTCGGTTTCTTTCCATCTTTCTTCTGCTGCTCTTTCTGCCATTTTCTCTTTTCTCTGGCAAGACGCTTCTTGACAGCATCATCTACGTCCTTCTGGGAGAATTTCTTTTCATTCTCTTCCGGCTCATCATCATCGCTGTCGTCGTCATCGTCTCCTGGATCATCGTCATCATCCTCTCCACCTTCGTCTCCCAGATCATCGTCTCCTCCGTCTCCGGCAAAAAGCTGCAGGTTCATTGTCCAGTATCTTTCTTTCATGTTCATGTTCTTCATGATTATCCTCCATTTCTCCGTTTAACGCCCGTCGGCGACCGTAACCTGTACGTAATCAGTACCGTAAGTGCATTGAATGTCACTCGCAGCAATAAAAAAAGAATCTACCAGAAGGCAACCCCTTTCTGATAAATCCTTATATTCTATATCAACGTGCCCGTCATCAATACGATAAGCGATCTCGTCATTCGTAAGTGATTTGAGTGAATGTACAAGTCCCTGTGTTAGCACTGACACAGCTGCACAAATGATATCATTTCCGATTTTTGCATATTCAGCATGGCCATCTACCGTCAGACCAGTTGTAGTAATGTGTACTGCAATCAAATAGCACCACCTCCTAAATGCATATAAAAATACCACCAACCATTTTGATATTTAACCTGTCTACTTGACAGGGGCATATCACATTTCTGATCAGTGGCATTAATCTTCAACTATTCTCGCTTTTCCATTTTTCAAATCTACTTCGACGGCCAATATCCTATCCGGGAAATTATCTTCATTCACCGTAATTCCTTTACTGGTATCGATTACCGGCGCCGAATTGATTTCTTTATGATATTTATCAAAATCAATTATCATTTTCCCATTCTTTTTTTCCCACATGATTCCGATATAATTCTTATATTTCTCAACATAAGAACGCCCATATTTCTCAATCAGTATCTGGCCAGCTATATTTGTTGCTTTTTTCTCGCTTATCATAATCTACTACTCCTAATATCTCATTAATCCAATCCTGAGTACTTGCAGTAAACTCTTTTGTATTACCTTTCAAATCTATTATAGTGCTTTTTTCCTGCCAGGTAAATAACTTTAACGTCTCTCGATCTTCTGGCGATACAGTTATTTTCGTCATAGTTGGATGAGAATGGGCCGTCCATTCATACTGGTTACTTTTTATAACTTCCCACGCATCATGCGGAATATGCCATGATTTCGAAGTTCCATGTATAAGAATCTTGGATGATTTTCCTGTGAAAACTGCAAATTCATGTCCAGTAGAAGCTGTCAGTGCCGCCAAATCCTTCACGCTCACCTGTTTCTTTCTTAGCTTAGTCCAATTGCCAACTTCTGGCACTTGTTCAAGAAGCTTTTTCTGCTCTCTTCTTAACGTCACTTTCCCATCTTTCAAGGATTGCAAATACTCGCGATATTGGCTCTGCTCAGAAGCAATCCTGATACTATGTTTATTTGCTGCCACAGCCTTTGCAGATATCGTTTTATCAAATCCAATAATCTGCTCCCTGTCTCTTCTTCGATGAGCTGACTGTTTTTATCAACATAGTCTTTCAGTTGCGCTTCTTTACTTTTCAGCTTAACCGCTGCTTCCTCGAATCCATCCTGATCTCCGGCAATATCCAGCATCATGCACTCTCGCTTCTGCTTCCGAATGTCCCGTTCCAAAGCTCTCTGTACCTGCGTCTGCTTATACAATTTATCATTTGCGTCCATATCTTCCGTCGGGAAATACCGTTGCACCTTCACGCCTGGAATAAACGGCCACTTGTGATGTCTGCAGTTAATACCAAGAATACCGTCCGGTTCTCCATAGCTGGAAGATTTCCAAGGATAGTAACGAATCTTCTTACCATGCAAATCTTCCGTGTAACCACTCCCGTTATTCAGATCAAATATCTTGCCCTGGTCTTTCGCACATTTGGGACGTGCACCAGAATGACTATCGATCTGTATCAGGTTACATCCAGCATCTCGTATTCTAGCATCCTGCACCTCTTCAGCTGTGCTTCTGGCCGTATTTCTCATAGCCATATTTACATAGGCTTCTGGCGTCCATTCTCGCCCTCGCTTATCCACAAATGCCGGGATGCCCTTGTCATTCAGCTGTCTGATACATCGTCTGACTGCCTGTTGTCGTGCCTCAATACCACTCACCACGCCTCCAGCGCCGCTATTCAGAATGTTCCATGCTTCGCGTGCTATATTCTGTACAGACCTCTGTACTTCTCCGATGCCTTATACAACATATTGGTGTTGCACATATTCAGTGTATCTTTTGCCTGCTTGCGGAAGCCATTAACTGCACGCTTCACATTCTTGCTTTTATCAGCAGATACCGCTTCGCCAGCTAATCCACACCTTGCCATGTAGCGGAGTCCGGGCTCCATATTGTTGATAGCGTCCTGTGCTGCGTCGTTCAGCATTCTTTCGGCTGCGGTCTGGCTTAATCCGGACATCTTGGCAATCAACCGGATATTCTCCTGATTGAGTTTTCCAATCTCCGCAAGCTTCTGCAGAAGCCACCGGTCTGTATCAATGGGCTGCTCCCATCCCTGCAGGTGCCTGGCTATGTTCTGTAATATCTGCGCTTCCAGATCAATATAGATGCCATCCACGGATTCTGCAAGCTGTTGATTCTCCAGTATATTCACAAACTACCACCTACTTCTTATCGCCCGGATCAGACGTTTTGCCACTCTTAGAATCATCGGAGTCTTGATCCTCCTTGTCTTCTTTTTCTTTGGTCGAATCATCCTCCTCGTCCGGTTCATCGTCATCTCCTCCTGTCCAGTCAATATCCTGTCCGGTGATTTGATTATCTTCCCGGATACGTTCAAGTTCTTTTAATGCCTCTTTTTCAGAGCATTTATTTATTTCCATGATTGCCTTAAGTTTTGATCGGAGCCCCGCTCCTACAAGTTTAATATTCTTATCGATAACAGCATTGCTGTCTTCAATGATAGAATCATCAAAATCAACCGTAGCTTTAATAGCTTCGCCAGTGTCAAGGAATGATACTGCACGAACCATATTGACAACAGCAGGATCTATCACAATACAATGTTTCTGTCGATTTTGATAGAGATCCGACTTATCAGAGATTACTTCTGTCGCCGTCTTCACTCCGCCAGAGTCATATTTGTATCTGCCCGCACCCATGCCAACCTTAAGGCTCAACAGATCTAATGCCTTCTGGATACCAAGCTCATGCTCTTGTGCCCGAATCGTCATATCAACCTCTGTCAGCCGATTGTTTCCGTTCTTATCTTCCGGAAGCAGGTAATACACGGTATCGTTCGGGTCGAATATCGGCGCTGATACGCCGTCGTCCTGCATTATACGTTTTGCCTGGCTGATTGGAACCATGATTCGTTTGCGTCCTAAAACGAACTCATTCATGTAGCTGTCGTAAGTAAGATCGCAACCTTTTACCTCGTCAATTCCGTTGCCATACACAGATATTCCAAGCGGACTATCCAAATCTATATTGTTGCAAATATTCGGCGTGACAATCTGGAATAACGGTTCCACACTTTTTGTTGCCACCAGCGCCTCAATGTCCTCTGGAATTTTTATCTCTTTCCCGCTCTCAACATCAACATACACGTTTTCGATGTAATATTGATCGCTGTTTTCTCCATTTTCTTTTTTACCAAAACGATGAATTTGCAGATAGATGGCTTTTTCTCCGGATATCGTCCTCTGCGTACCGAATGCACATTCCGTTATATCCCCGTTATCCCAAGATAATGGATAAATCATATCGGCACGAATATAATCTATAATTACCTGCTTATCCGCATCCAGATACTCCACGAAAGCTCCCGTGCCAAGCGCAAATGCCTTTTCAATAAGCTGATTGCCCTGCTTTTGGAAATTATTGTCTTTCAAAATTTCTGCCAGACGTTCGTTATAGTCTCCGGCATTAATAGTTACCCGCTCATTCAGCAGCAGATTCGCCCAGTCCTCACAGACCGTCTTTGCCATTCCAGCTTGTAACGCTCTTGGTTTGTCGTGACTATTCCGTTATACAGCTTGTAGTGATGGAACTTCGCCACATCGTTCTGATACCACTCCAGCCATTCATCAATATGCTCGTATGTCTCATCTGACACTGCGCGATATCCCTGTTGTACCAGATACTCTTTTACTTTCTTATATGTGCTATCACTCACATTTCCACCTCCTATGCTGCAATATACATGATGTCGTCCTGTATACTCTCTGTGCTGTATTCCGTACTGTCCAGGCTATCGACGTTCATCTCGCCATCATCCAGCCGGACGTCCATGTTCTTTTTCTTCTCGTCATATACCGCCTCTTCAAACGCTGCAATGATATGTGTACAATGCTTCATAATCTTCCATCTGTGCTGTGCTATCAGACTGTTGTAGAATGCTATCCGATCATTGATTGAACCTTTAATTGCATTCTTAATGTCGATTGCAACATGTTCCTGGATGCACGCCATCTCCAATCCAGATATAAGCGTCTGCTCTGCGCTATCGCAATAAGCTTCATATACCTTATACTTTGACTGTGCCCGCCGGACAAAATCAATGAAATCATCCTGTAGCTGCTTCGGATTAATACGCTTCTTGCAGTAATACTCATTCAACACAACCACCTGCTTGAACCCCTTCGTGAATCCTGTCAGGGTAAAAGAATGAGCCGACTTCGTTCCTCCGAAATCGACTCCGATTGTTGCGTATACTATTTCATGCTTTAATCGATCATGGTCATCTTTTTCCAGTAACCATGAACTACTGATAATATAATCCTCCGTGTGATCTGCAAACTGCTGGTAGATAAGTCCATCTGCCGCCACCCACTGGCCAAGAATGAAACGCTTATAAAATACGCTGCCATGTGGCCATGCCCTACGATATCGTTCCAATACCTTTGGCGACAACGTAAGATTGTCTGTCATTGCAAAATGCAGATGGTATACCTTCTTCTCTTTTGCCAGAAGAATGTACTCTTCCCGGATGTAATGATGCGGTCCTGCCGGATTGCAGTTCATCCAGATCTTAGCGCCTTCCACGGAACAACGTCCGATTGCCTGATCTACAAAGCTCTTCGGGAACAGTGCCGCCTCATCAAGATAAGCTCCTGCTGCAGTAAGTCCCTGCAGAGCATCTTGTGCTGCTTCTGTATTGGCTCCATACAAGTAATAGGTATTCGTGCCAATCTCAATCCTTGCATCCGTTCCGGAGCGCACGTAATTGTATGGCCAACCCCATGCTTCAAGAATCTGTAGCATAGGTCGAATTACATTCTTTTTGAGTGCTCCCATCGTTTTCCCAGCCAGAATAAATGACTGGCCAGAATGTATCTCCTGGGACCACGTAAGATATCCTATGATGCAGGCTATAGTTTTACCTGATCGGATAGCCCCATCCGCAATTACAAAATCGCATTGCGAACTCATCAACGGTGGTCTCCACCAATGCATCAGCTTCTGCTGCTGAGTAGAAAATGGGGAAAACTTAAACTTCGCCGGCTTCTTCTGTACCTTCGGCATCTTCCTCGTCCTCCTCTTCATCAGCGAATAGATTATCTAAATCTTCCTGCGTCGGTTTCATAGCTTTCAGGAAATCACGGATATTCTCGTCCTGATTATCCGTATCACCAATTTCCTGATCTCTGGCTCTTTTGGCTCTATCTGTCCGAATCTTCTGTTCTTCCAGATCAGCCTCAGACATCTCTGTCTGTCCAACTGTCTTCATAATGGCTTGATACGCTTTCACGTCTCCTAGTGACGCCTGCTGAATCATCGCCATTGCTATAATTTCCTCATAGGTGCTCTCGCCACCATCTGACCGTAATATATCTGATAAACCCTCAACTTCCACCTGCATCATCAAGAGCCTGTTCATCGTATCTCTGAGAGCCGCTTTCCTGCGTCTGGTCTCACCGGATTTAATCCCGCCTTTTCTCCCGTATTCTCGAGCTTCGCTCGGGCTTAAACGTATTAAGTTCTCTTCATTCGCCACTTCACCACCTTCAATTCCGATATGCAATATAAAAAGCACCCTGTTAAGAGTGCTTAAAATTCCATTTTTTCTTCATGGTCATATTTGATTCCTACTAATTCCTGCAATTCATCTCGTTTTCGTCCAAGTATATTTGTATAACAACTATTCTTATATTTTTTTAGGTAAGTCAACAAGTTATTTATTTCATTCTCTAACTGTTCGCGATGAATTATATTAAATGTATACTCATCCGATAAGCGATTCAGCTTTTCGATTTTTGTATAGAGTTCAATAATCATAAGCATTATTTCTTCGTCTTTATCAACTAATTTTCCGGTTGAAAAGAATGGTTGGAATTCATTAGGTTTCATATGTACATAATCTCTCATGAAATAATATACCGTTTTTATAACCTCGATTTCCTTTTCCAAACTATAATTTCCGCCTTTAAAAATCAACGAATTGAAGGGCATAAGCTCCAGTATCAAGCAATCGACAAAATTAATCCTTTCCGTTATGAACCTCTTTCTTTCAACTCGATAATTTATAACAGCGATAATCAGCGCGAGCATAGCGCCAGAGAATACTCCCAAAAAACAATTGACTATAAAATCAGAATGACTGATTTTTTTGCTTATGCATTCACAATATTCTATTAGGCTTGCCAACAATAAAGACATCAGGGCAATTACCATCGTTATATATATTGCATTTCTATTCTCTCGCATAGATACCTCATTTCCTCCCATACCTAAAACCTACTTCCATAATACTCCATATTTCGGTAATAGACAACGAAAAGACAGCCCTGTTTACACCAGGCTGTCCTCTCAGGTACGGGATTGAGCCGCCGGATTTCTGCCAGTGGCTCTAGTATTATTATAAATGTGAATCGTGTGAATTGTGTGAAACTTTCAAATACGCATCAACTTTTTTGCTTATGCTGCTACGATCCAAATGAATCTTCTTCGCCACATCCCTCTGTGTCACATTCTTCCGTCCATCAATGTAATAGATCCGGAAGATTCTCCTGGTCACACTGTCCGTGATCCCGCTCACAAAATCCTCAATCTCTTTGCATTCTGCTTCCAGCTTATTCTTACGTCTGAGGTCTCTGTCCTGCAGCCGGCTGTATTTCTCATAATCAAATCCCGTCACGCTCTGGGGCATCGGATATCCCTTACTGTAATCAAATATCACATCATTCCCAATCATGGTATCTGATCGCCACCGGTTCTCCAGCACATAATCCAGTTCCAGGATCTCCATCTTATTGCTCCGGTATGACTCCAGACGTTCTTTTGTCATCACTTCTTCCATCCGCATCACTCCCCTTGCCGTATTTCCGTCTGATATACTCTGACACACTCACGCTCTGATATGCCGGTTTCCGGAAGTCTGCCAGAGCTTTCTCATCTGTCTTGGCTTCCAGGCCGTCATAATGCTTCTTCTGAGCTATCTTCTGTTCTTTTTTTGTCTCTCTTCTTCCGCATCTACCACCACCCGCTTTCTTCGGTCTTGTGATCGGCATGAATGAATATCACCGGTCTGGTTCCGTCAGAACCATCGTTGATGATCTCCAGTTCTCCGATGTAGTTAAAATCCTCTGCTGTATCAAGATATACTGTTAAACTGACTTCGCCGCCCAACACCTCATCCACACGTTGTGATACCGCCTGTTTAAACTCCGCCGTATCCGTGATGTCTTTCTTCTCAACAGTGATCGGTGTCGGTTCTTTCACTTCCTGCTTCTCAGCGCATCCGGTTAACGCAATGGATGCTAACAATACAGCAAGTGCTCTATTGATTCTTCTCATCGTCTACCTCCCTGTATGGCTTTGGTAATGGCATCCAAGCATTTACGAACACATCATATTGTGTTAATGGCGTTAAGCTATCACCCTCGTAAAATGCTCCACCTCCATCATCTTCTTCATATCTTCCGAGCACCAAACCGGAATAATTTGAAAAAGAAAGCAAAATATACTCATCTGGCTCCGGCAGTCTCTCACTGCACGGAATCCACTTGCCAGGGACATTTGTGTCCTTAGCATCTTCCCTGTCCTCATACATTGCCAGTCTATCCACCAACTCCTGTTTCTTGTTCGGAGACCAGTATCCCGTCTTTATACCGTTCTCTCTCTTATGTGTTAATCTCTGCATCTACTCTTCCTCCCAGTACTCTATAACATATTCTTTCTTCCCTTTTGCATTGCCAGGAATGACCTGATATCCAATTCTGACCGAATATCCTGCCTTGATTAATAACCTGGCTATCTGCAGCCGATCCTCTTCATTTAGACCAGCTGTTCCACCTCTAACGCTTTTTATCGCTGCCATCTTGCTTTCCTTCCTGGATTCCCAACAGATCAAGCTCCAGAGAATCCATTTCATATTTCCTTCCACCAGAATAATTCGTAAATCCGATCTTTTTCTTTGTCTTCTTCTCCTGTTTTCGGCTGGGATAAAAACTCTTCCAGCCACTGGCCGTTGCCTTCTTCACGATAGCCAGTTGTTCCTCAGGATTATCACTCAGCTTCAACAGATCTTCACGGAGAGCCTGTATCTGCTCCGGAAGGATATCACCGAAATTACTCTTACGGACAACCAGATACAATTGAAATGCCTGTTCCAATTCTGGCAGCTGGAATATATTATTCTTTATATTATTTTCTTTACTTTTATTTAGGGATTTTTCCGAGGAATTACATTCATTTTTCCAGGAAAAACTATCCAAATTCCCAGAATTATCCTCAAAAAGGGTGCACTTAATAAAAGGCTCTGTCTCATTCTTATTTAAAAGCCAGTACCTTCCAACTTCTAACGGTTCTTTGCTTTTGCGCATCCTCTCTTTAATGCCAAGCTGATACCGTTTCTGTATCCCGGCAGAGGTCAAGACCTTGTCCGAATTAAAAAGTGTGTTATCAAACAGTGACCGTTTTAACAGGAAGTTCAAGACCTGCTTCACCTTATTCTGATCTATCCCAAGTTCATCGGAAATAATATATTCGAAATCATCATCAACCTTGATATAATATCCTTTACGATAGATCTCACATAACAAAAATAAATAAATCTGCACTCCATCCGACTTGTATCTCGCCTTCAGGATCCTGATCTTATTATCCTCAAAAAAATCGATATCCAATGGAAAGTAAAGAAGGCCTCTCGTTTTTGGTCTGGCCATCACGCACCTTCTTTCTATCCCGTATATTCTTCCACCGTAATATCCAGCCCTTCCACGGCTGAATAAACCTTCATGGCAACCACCATAGCAATCTGCGTATCATCATGGTAAGCAACACCATTTAAAGCGTCTGCCACTACCTTTACAATATTATCCATATCTGGCTTCTTAAGTGGCATCTCCCTGCCTTCCAGCATATCCAGCTGACGTTTCTTCGATGTACTCTTTGGCGGAAGAAACCTTGCTATAATGCTAAGAGATACCGGCTTTTCTCTTTCCAAATAAAAACCTTTTGCATGGTTCAGAAACTGATTCTTAATATAATTCTCATATAGAAGATCTCCCTCTGGAATATAGGAATGAACATTGCCTGTCGATCTGTTCCTTACTGTCTTCGCTCGTGCTTTTCCCTGAGGCTTCCCAGGAACATGAAATGTAACTGGCTGCATTTCTTCTATCTCCTTTCTCCCCATGCTGCCATCTACGACAACATGGGGGAAATACCTGTTAATAGTTACAATGTGATATATGTATCCTTTTTAAGGATGGTGCCTACACAGTTACTTTTTATGCAATCACCGTAATGTGATGCTTTTCCAATTCATCCGCGAGTTCGAACTCCAGATAATATTTAATCTTCTTCATGGTCGCATTCTTCCACAATCCGCCATCTGCTTCTACCAGCTTGAATGCTGGTCCTCTCTCACTGTCCTTAATGCGGAATACATAAGAACTCTCTGGCTGCTCAATCTCTGCAAATGTACGGTAAGGTCTGAGTTTCGCCGGATTCGGTACGATCACATCTGTGAACTCCACACCCGATTTGATCGTTGTCTTCTGCGATACTCCGTCATCAGAATAATTCGCTGTTGTTCCAGACTTGATATTACCAGCAACCTGCATGATGGTTGCCAGATCCTCTGTCTCTACAAAGTTCGCCTGTAGTTCGATCAAAAAACGCTCCTGGTCATAATAATGATCAAACTCGAACTCATTCACGATCGCATCCGTTGCCATTAAAGTTTCTCTGTCTCTCTCATCGATCAATCCGGAATATAAAAGAACCCTGGTCGGACTCACCACATGAAGAATCGAAGATTCTCTCAGTTCTTCCGGCTTTCCTTTGATGTAATCAACTAATGCTGTTAATGTATTTACAGAAAGGCTACTTGCCATCGGGAATCTGTGATATCTACGGAGATCCTTTGTACAATACGTCTCACCATTGATTTCCAATAACTTTGGCTCCATACTTTCTGCTTTTAACCCCGTAATATACTGTAATGCGTCTCTTAATCCTTCCATCATCTTACTTTTTCCTCCTTATGCTTCTTTTCTTCTAAGATCTACTACTTTGTTACTATTACCCTGCTGATTCTCTACAATCTCACCGGTATCTACATCTACAGTCTTACCTTCAACCTCTACCACAGCACCCGGTGTCACGCCAGGGATATCTGTTACAGACATCTGTCCAGGAATCTGATTGCCGATTTCTGCCACATCAATTTCGCCATTTGTAAGATCCTGCTGAACTCCCAATGCAGTTACAGCTCCAAGTGCAGGCGCAACTGTCGGCTTAGAATTCACGCTGGTTGTAATAAAATTCCTCTGTTCATTCGCCTTAAATCCAATTGTTACAACAATCTTTCTCGCTGCTTTAGCCTCTGTGTTTGGATCAACAATATTTCGCATTACCGTTTCAAGATCCCTGTTGATCTGTCTGCTGAGTTCACCATTTGCAAATGCTTCCAGATTAATGTGTTTCATAGTTTATTACCTCCTTCTAAAAATTTACATATTCCCGAATCCCCTCTGTCAGATTCATATCTGCCTTCCTGTTCCATTTATTCCAGAATTCTATCGTTCTGGACTGTGGACGTTCTTCTGCAAGAGTTACCTGTATCTTAAGCGGAATCGGTACTGCATCACCTATGATCAAGACTTCGCCCGGATTGAATGTTGTAGTAGTGCCCACTACACTTTCACTGCCATCCGGCAGCATTCCCCTGATCATGCTCTTATCATTCTCATTGTTCAATTTGGATACAATGAAATTCGCACATTGTGCCATAATCGTTTTATTAAGCTCCGAAGGTCTCTGGCTCGCGACAAACAGTGAGACCCCGAACTTTCTTCCTTCTTTTGCTATTTCTTCAAATGTCTCCGTCATTCTTCTTTCAGACGCTGATAACTGAATTCCATTAGGGATATATACATGTGCCTCATCACACACCAGTGTAATTGGTGTGATATCTGACATTTGACAGCTTCTCTGGATCCCATAAATCAGGGTCGTGATGACACCGATCAGCGGTATTGCCACGTCATGCGGGATGTCCGACAAATCAATATTCTTAACCGGCTTATCATTATCCATAATGTCATGTACGACCTGAAGCAGATATTTCTGCGGCCGTTCTTCAAACAAGAAAGAATATCTTCTATCCTGCCTCTTGTCAGTCATACTGTTGATCACTCCGGTCAGCTTACCATAGAACTCTCCCTTTACCTTCTTTGGTGTCCCGGCCTTATCTCCTGACTTGTAAATCTCTCTGGTAGTTATCTCTTCCTCGTTCATCCGCGTCAGTTCCTGCAGCATTAAGTTGTAATCAAAATATACCGGTCGGTCCTCTCTGCCATCCGGGCAAAGCTTATAATATACTTTTCGAATAGCTGACATCACTACCGTTGATGTCTCGCCCCGAATCTTCAAAATATTATTTGTCATGCCTGTAAGCCCGAACATCCATACTGGAAACGCAAAATCCTTTCCAATCTTGATATTCCGTGCATAGGACAGCTGCGCATATTCTCCGTGGATATCAAATACCACAACATTTCCCGCTTTCAGTTTACTGATGCTTTCTAATATCTTGGCTACTGTCTCTGACTTTCCAGAACCAGTATTTCCAACAATGCAGGCATGCCTCTGAAAGAACCGGTTGCCATTAACCCACGCCGGACAGTCATATGCAGCATATTTACCGATCTGAAATCCTTTACCGTTTGCGTATTCAATCATCTTCTTAAATTCTTCTGTCGCGATCTCTTTCGCTTTTACATTCGTGACCGGATACTTGTCGATCGCATTACTGAATTTTCCATCATGAACGCTTCCGATAATAGAACCCTCAACGATTTTGATATCTGTTCCGCCAAGAAGAAATTCATCTTCTTCACTGATTCCTGCTTCACTTTCCGACTCTGTAACAGCAGTCACCATTGTGATCAACTCTACACTGTCATCAGAAATAGATACCAGATCATTGATTCTCACATCTTCAAATTCTTTCTGAGTAGTCCGGATCTGTATCCGGTCACTCAATATCTTGATCAATTTCACCTTATTCCCTCCAATAATTCACTGTAGTCTCTGATCTTTGCTCCCTTAATTCTTTTGCAGTAATCACATTTTCCACAGCTAGCCGGCTTTTCCACCCCAGCTTTCACTCTGACATAATGCTGAATATTCATTTCTACTTCCCGAAGCGCAATATCCAGCACAGGCTGTGTGATCTGAAAGATATCAAAGTCCGTTACACGCTCCTTAGTTGCTACCGCAAGATAGAACGGTAGCTGCTCCCCGGTATTCAGCCGTACGCCTTCCTGATACACCGCACCCTGCAGATCATATCTCCATAGTGGCAGCGATCTAAAATTCGCTACCACCTTAAGATCTGTAATGCAGATACCAGGGAGATAACTGTCCATTTTCATCTTCCACGGAACGCCGAATAACTCAAAAGTCATGATCCTCTGCTTTTCTCCGGACATAAACTGTGCAAACAGCTTGTCCTCTGTCACTCTTCGGATGATCTCATTTGCCTTCCGATATTCACTCCGAAGTTCCTTCTTTCTTGTAAATACTTCTGGATGCTCTTTCATAAAACTATCCAATGTACCTTCGAAGTAGGTATCCACAAAAGAACCAGTCAGCATAGCCTTGGTCATTGCCGGCTGATATTCGCCTCTGATCTTGGCAAGTGCCATTGCCTCACATTTCATAAAATCCTTATACTGTGATACAGAAAAGAACTGCCGATTAGATTCCACAGAATAATAATTATTTTGATTCAGCTTCATCCCTCTTTACGCCCTTTCCTGCCGGCTTAGGTTTCTCTTCTTTCCCTTCAAACGGATTCTTTACATCTCCTTCCACTCCTCCTGCCGGTTCTGCGATTGAAAGTTCAAAATAGTCTTCCCTCTTTGCCATTCCATCATGTAAAGAACTATAGATTCTTCTGAGTCTGACCAAGTCCTTCATGGAAAATGCTTCCGATTTACAGCCAATGAATTTTTCGATTGCCTCCAGCGGGACTCCGAATTCTTTCTGAAAGATATTGGACATTTCACGGACCAGATCGATCAACGGCTTTTCTTCGCCATTGATGAGTGTCTCTTCACATTTTTTTACTGCTGCTTCTACCACGTCTCCCGGAATAATCCCCAGGATACACGCTCTCAAACGTCTGGCTCCCTGATTTGCAACCATTTCATAGATGTCTCTTGGATCTGTAAGCGGTACATTTCCTTTCTTCGTACCTCTGATATGCGGAACTGTGAAGATCTTCGTCTGTCTCGCATTTGTTTCCAGATCCCATGCATATGCCATGACCTGCGATTCTCCGTTAGACTGTTCCAACTCCGTGATTCCAAAATCAATATTTCCCCAGTTCTGAGCTATTGCTTCAGCTAAGCGGATAGATGGTCCTGTTACCTTAGTTCCGCCTCTCGGATATTCATATGTAGCTGTTTCTGCTAGTGATTTTCTCTGGCACGATGTCAAAATCCGATTAAAGCTGTCCACTTCATCTCTTGGAAACCTCTTAGCAATGACCATTGCGGCCTGTACTTCCTGTGCCTGTCTGCTTATCATCATTTCTGTCTGTGAAGTTCTTACAGCCACGCCTCTTTCTTCATTTACCATAACTCCATTCATCTATTCTTCCTCCGTCTCTTTTTCTATCCAGTTTCCGGAATAAAACCATTCCACCAACATCTCTCTAAACTCCTGCCGGTCCTGCGGTGTTCCATGAAGGCATCTGTCCAACGCATATTCGTATGCTTCTTCCTCTTCCACCCTCTGTCCGTTTTCCGGACCGATCCCTACATATATCTTGCGCAAAATAGGTATCCCTTTCTTCCTGACATTCACACTTTTCGCCCGGATCAAGATTTGCTCCACAAAGCGGGCATTCGTTGTAATACATTATTCCTGCTCCTTCTCAGCTTCTTTAATACCGGTTTCTACTACTGAATATTTAATCATTTGACTAATCCTTTCTTTTTCCCTATAATAAAGTTGACTAATTTCCTGAGTGCTTCTCGCCTTGCCGGGCTTATGAGAGCACTCTTTTTTATACGATCTGATGTACCACATCGCAGATCATTGCTGTTCCTGAGTCCATTGCGACATTCACGATCTTGTAATTTCCACTGGCAAACTTCGCATACACCAGTTCCCGGTCTGCCCTGTACTCCAGCTCCACCAGATCATGCAGATTACGTGTCTCTTGTAATGCCGGTAACAGCAAGTCCAGGATTCTCTGCTTATTCTCCACCTATCTCACCCCTTCCTCTCAAATGCGCCCCGACGGACATCACCGCACACCAGATTGCTTCTCGCGCAAAATCCAGTGCTATCGCTCCGCCACGGTTATTCATGGTAGCAATCGTGTAATACGCTCCCGCCAGTCCGATCACGATCAGCGCCGTGCCGATCTGCTTCATTGTCTGTGCTTTCATGCTTGTCTCTCCTTCCTACCGCCTCAGGCGGTCTTCTCCAACTCGTAATCTATCTTCACTTTCTCCTGTTCTTCCAGCAAAGATATCAGCTCCTGTATAATCTTTGTCATATCTGGATTCACTCACACCACCTCTCTGTATGTTTATGTGGTACGGTTTGTACTTGTTGCAACTTTCCTCAACCTCTCCTATACTTTAATTACAGGCACCGACATGCCGAGTAATTATGAAAGGGAGGTTACTATATGAAAAAAGTCTATGCTTGCCTTGCTGGTGAGTGGGTATGTCTTAACGATGACCCCGACAGCAAAATCAGCGAATACGGAAAATCACCGTATCTCTGGTGGGAAGAGGGGGCTCCCATCTATTCTCCATGCAATAAGGATAAAGAACTTGAACATAGCTTTTATGGTCTTGATTATGTTCACGTTTATTACAAAGGGAATGATTGGAGAATCAACCCTATGTTTATACAAATTGTGAACGGATAGTTTTTTCCACACGTTCTACATCGGTGAGTTCGAGTTTCCTCTTGGATTCACCGATTAACCGGTTAAATTCTTTGTCCATACCTTCCCGTAACTTAATCCATTCAAAATAGGAAATTCCCTTTAATGCTTCGATGTATTTCTCCACTTTATTCACCTCCTACGGTTTGTACTTGTTTTCCTCTAATCCTATTCCGCTTACTCCAATGTGAATTGCACAATCATTCATTTTAATTACTGTAGTTACTGGCACACCTCCTACATACTGTGAAGACTGTTCTACTGTTCCTCTCACGCATTTTCCGCATATCGAACAGTAATTTGCTTCTTCGGGTAGATCGGTAAAACATGCTGGACATAATCGTTTCATTCTTCCTCACTTCTCCTCCCATCAGTATTTTGTTTCTTGCTCCTAACCATCGTCTTGTGTGTCTGTCTTTTACTACATCTTCTTAACTTTTCATTAACTTCCAGTATTTTCTTGCGTTTGCTTTTTTAAGTGATATACTTGGTAAGTTGTACACACAATATTTTGTAGTAGTCAATTACTATAATTTTTATTTTTATACAATATATTGTGCTTTTTAATATTTTTTTGTTGACATTCTAAGCATTGCATCCTACCATATTATTAGAAGCTTCGTAATTCTAATAGAAAGGCAGGTGACGATATGAGCGTGAAAGTCAAAACAACTTTCAATACCAAAAAGATGATGTCTGATATCAAAACTCAGGCTAAAGCTTCTTTAGAGAAAAAATCTTTTGATATTGAATGTCCTCACTGCAAAAAATCTTTTTCTGCACATAAAGGACACAATGTTTGTCCGTACTGCAATAATGCTGTGACATTAAACCTCAATATTAATTTTTAAGCTTTTTAGCTTTTCAGCCAGCTCATTTGATAATGAGTTGGCTTTTTTTAACAGATCTACTAACTCACACGCTTCATTCATAACTTTCTCCATTTCAAGCGTCACTGTTATTGTTTTTTCTGATTTCATTTCTATCACTCCCCTCTTCGATCAGGTGCAAACAAATACTTATACTCAAGATCCTGGAAGAAGCTGCCTCGAATCTTCATTGCTTCCTCTATCGAAAACGAGCTTGCTCCATTTAACTTATTTGCAACGCTGTTTCGATGAATGCCGAGCATTTGCGCCATAGATTCTATAGTAATATCTTTCCTTGCCATCTCTGCTTTCAAGTTACTGTATGCCATTTTCATCACCTCGCTTTTATGCATTTGCATAACTTGTGATTATATGATATATCCGTTTGGATATATTGTCAATAGTTTTTTATTCTTTTGCATAACTTTTTGTTTACATTGTTATGAAAAAATGCTATATTCATATCAGGAGGTAACAACTATGGGAATAGGAAGCAAACTTTCAAAATTAATAGAGGCAAACAATACCAATCCTAACGAACTTGCAAGAAAAGTTGGCGTTTCACCTCAAACTATTTATTCGATTATAAAAAGAGATAGCAAGAAAGCTGATATCGAAGTGCTTCTTAGAATTGCGGAAATTTTTGGCGTTACTGTAGAGTACTTTGTAGAAGAAGATTCTAAACCAGTAACTTTGGCAGCACATTTCGACGGAAGCGAATATACAGAATCCGAACTGGAAGAAATCAAGAATTTTGCAGAATATGTAAAGACAAAAAGAAAGCAGTCCTAATTATTGGACAGCTTGTCAGATATACTTGAGTGGGAGGTGCTTATATGAATACATACGAGCGTTTACAGGAAGAAGCCTGCGAGGACGGTATAGAAGTTGTGGACTATACATTTGAAAGTGATCGGATTAAAGGATTGTACTGTGATGGTGTTGTAGCCATAAAAAAAGATATGGACTCTACACAGAAAGCGTGTACCCTGGCAGAAGAGATGGGACATCACCATACATCCGTTGGAAAAATTATAGATATGGAGTCTGCCCAGAACCGCAAACAGGAACGTCAGGCAAGACTCTGGGCGTACAATAAACAGATCGGCTTGCAAGGTCTGATCAGAGCCTACGAAGCCGGATGCCAGAATCGATATGAGGTGGCTGAGTATCTGGAAGTCACCAATGAATTTTTGGCAGAATGTATTGAATGCTACAGACAGAAATATGGTGTTGGAACGACTGTAGATAACTACTACATCATGTTTATTCCATATTTGGCTGTAGGAAAGATTAAATGATAGTATAAATATATCTCCTAAAAACTAGTTATGATAAGAGGTACATTAATATGGATGACAACCGTGAAATTTTTACAATTACACAAGATTTGCAAAATGGTTTTCGCTCTCATGATCATTTATGCCAATTAGCAAATAAACTACAATATACTACTTCTTCTAAAATAACCATAGACTTAACTGGTGTTAATTTTATTGCTTCTAACTTATTTTCAGTTTTAGGATGTATTTTATACGAATATGCCCGCCGAGAAGCCGGTAAAGATGCAATCATGTTATCTGGTGTTAATTCTCGAATTTCTGATGTCATGCAGAAAAATGGATTTTGTCAACATTTGGGATTAAAACGAAAAAAAGATGTACATAATACAATTATTCCGTATATGATTTTTCCAGTAAATAAAATAGACGAATATGAACGCTATCTAACAATAAATTTGTTTACTCGAAAAGATTTACCTTCAATGTCACAAGCTGTAACAGACGCTATTCGCGATTCTCTTTTAGAACTATTTAAAAATGTATCTGATCACACTACAAGTGAACATGTATTTACATGTGGACAATATTTTCCCAAAAGTTATATGCTTTACTTTACGCTTGTAGACATTGGAGAGACTATATCATATAATGTCAATAGGTACCACGGAAATCAACATTTACCTCTGCCATCCAACCCTTTAAAATGGGCATTGGAAATGGGAAACAGCACTATATTTAGCAACCAACCTCGTGGTATTGGTTTCACCTTGATCAGAGATTTTGTTTCTTTGAACAATGGAGATTTTTATGTTTTATCTGATTCTACTACTTATGAATTTCATCGCGGTCAAGAACGCTATAAACAATTATCAGCTCCCTTTCCTGGAACAATAGTTACTATAGGTTTTAATTTGCACGATAATTCTACATACCATTTAGAATCGGACATTCATGATACTATTCAATTTTAGGAGGACTTAAGTTATGATTAGAATTGACATTGCGCAAAAAATTAATAATCCATCTGCTTTAACGCAAGAACAAGGAACTAAAATTTATAATGCAATTGTAACTTCCTTTGAACATAAAGAGGATGTTACTCTTGATTTTGCAAATGTAGAAAGTATGATTTCACCATTTCTGAATAATGCCATCGGTCAATTGTACGGAAAATATACAGGTGAATATTTATCCAAACATTTACATTTGGCAAACTTTCCAAGTGTAAAAAACTCTACACTCAATGTCGTAATTAGTAATGCGAAAAAATTTTATGCTGACAAAGATGCATTCACTGAAACAGCAAAGGATGTGTTAAACATTGAATAATATTTATAAGATAGATTCGTATACCCCTAGGGATGATGAAAATTTTCTATTAGACACAAACGTTTTAATTAAAATTTTCTATCCAACTTTAGCATCAAAAAACAGTACTCCGTATATTGAATTTTTTAATAAAATCAAAAGCAAAAAGCGTCTTTGCTTATATCAAGTATACAACTTTCTGAATTTATAAATAGATGTATACGTTTCCAGTTTGACTTGTATAAGAAATCTCATTCAAATATCAAATCATTTAAAGAAGATTATCGGAATACGAATGATTACAAAGAATGTATGTCCGGTATAATAGAAATTGTTAAAACAGATATTCTTCCTGCTTTTTTAAGAATCAACGATAATTTCGAAAACATGAATCCAGATAATTTTCTTGTTTATGGTTTTTCATATGATTTTAATGATGCAATAATTGCTGAAATTGCACGCCTGGAAAAAGCTATTTTAGTAACAGACGACAGAGACTATGCCAATCATTTGGATGGTCTGAATATAGCAACTAATAATCGTGTGCTTTTAATGTTTCAATCTAAACATTAAAAAACCGCCCCTGCGCCAACAGGAACGGTTGATGCATATCCGAAGATATACAAACGAGCTACCAACTCACAAATATTGTATCATCTTCGGACAGCCACTGCAAGCGGAACACTCGTTCCTCGCTGGCTGTATTTTTTATACCCATTTTGTGCGACGTCGCACATATACTAAGGAAGGTGATATGATGACGAACAAAATTATCCGCTGCGCTCTCTATATCCGTGTCAGCACCGCTGAGCAGTGTATGCATGGTAAGTCACTGGATGCGCAGGAGTCCTACCTGCAGCAGTATGCTTCTGATCACAACATGATCGTGGTCGGAGTCTACGCTGACGAGGGCAAAACGGCTCGTAAAGAGCTCAAAAAACGTAAGGCTATACATTCTCTGCTTGAGGATGTAAAAGCCGGGAAAATTGATGTTATCCTGTTCTGGCGGCTTGATAGATGGTTTCGTAATATGTCTGATTTCTACAAAGTGCAGGATATCCTGGATGAATATGGTGTGCGCTGGATGTCTGCCAGTGAACCGGGCATCAACATGGAGACGCGTGACGGCAGACTGCAGCTGAATGTCGTCCTGTCCATCGGCCAGAATGAAGTAGACACCACCAGCGAACGTATCAAGTTCGTGAATGAAGCTTCGATCAGGCAGGGCAAGCTGATCTTCGGTGATGCCAACATGGGATACGGATATAAGTCTGGAATTGTTGACGGTCGGAAGTGCATGGTAAAAGATCCGGAGCGCGAAGAAACAGTAAACGCCTTTTACAAATACTTCTTCAAGCATCAAAACAAATGTGCAACGCTCCGATATATCCAGGATAATTATGATCCTAACTTCAGCTGGGCTATCATGCGTACGCTTCTGTCCAGTGAATTCTACAAAGGTACATATCGTGGCTTTCCGTACTGTCCACCATACCTTACAGAGGATCAATGGAATGAACTTCAGAAGATCGCCCATAAAAATATCAAACGTGCCAAATCCGGCCGGATCTATCTGTTCACCAGCCTGATCCGCTGTCCGGTATGCGGTCAGCTTCTCTGTGGAACCGGATGCAAGTCCATCATCAATAGAAAGACCAGAGAAAAACGCGATTACTGCTATTATCGTTGCAGCCGAGCGCATAATGATCGAATCTGTACATACAGACACAGACTGAGCCAGAATCTGATCGAACAATATCTGCTGGATAATCTGGATACGGAATATAGGAAATACCAGATACGTGTGAAGAAGATAGAGGAAAAGAAAAAGAAAATAGCGCAGACAAAAACGCCGGAAAAGCTGAATGCAGAACTGGAACGTCTGAATCTGCTGTTCCAAAAAGGCAGGGTTGAATGGGATTACTACTCTTCCGAATATGACCGGATCGAACAGGAATTAAAGTGTCTGAGCAAGATCAAACCGGAAGTCAAACGTGACCTGTCATTCCTGGAAGATCTGCTGCAGTCTGATTTTAAGACATTATATGCTTCTCTGTCTCCAGAGAACCGCAGAGCCTTCTGGCGATCCACGATCAAGCAGATCCACCTGAATGAAGACTCTACGATCAAGTTTGTTGATTTTTTGTAGCGCGTTTCTGCCTGAGGGGCGCGCTCCAAAGCCAGTAACCAGCGTCAGGTCAATGCCTTCATCCTCAAAATATCCTTCTTCAATCGCCACATACATCGGAGCATAAAAGATAGAATGTGCCACCTCATTCAACGTTACAGACACTAATTTCTTCTCTTCTGTTTCTTTTGTATCTTTTACTGTCTGACTGAGCTCCGAAGATTTATCAGAACCACAGGCACATACCATGCTAACCACCATCGCTGATGCCAACAACAAAGAAAGCAATTTCTTTTTCATAAGAACCTCCCATAAAATAAACTTCTCGTTTACCATATGCTGATTCTTATCATTTGTGCTTTTCTGCATGGCAAACCCTTATATAACACAAAAGCTCTGTCCTTTTAAGACAAAGCTTTTCTGCATATAC